GGATTATGACGTTCACCAAAATGCTCTAAAGCTCTACTCTTGGAAGAAAAGCCACTAGCACTATATTCTCTGCCTTCATGCGATTTAACATTATGTTGTTCAGCAGGAATGCTTACACCCCATTGAGTTGTTTCTTTATGACTTGCAATTTTTCCATTAGCACTCTTATTAAAAGATTTAGTGCCTGTTCCTGAAGATACAGTCCCAGCCTCTTTGCCCTCATGAAGAATGGTATGTTTTTCTTTATTTGTAGTTTCGCCAGTAGAACTTGAAACCTTATTACTTCCTACTGTTTTATATTCATTACCTTTGGCAGAAGTAAATTTGCCCTTTTTTAGAGCCGCAGGACCTTCTTTTACATTTCCCTTGCCATCAATAAGGACATGAGCACCATTAACGGTAATCCACTGTTCATCAGCATCTAGCGCATCAGTCACTCTATCAAAAGGCTGATCTTCTCCACCATCAGGATCATCTTCAGGGTCTTCATCTTCAGGCATTTCATTCTCCATAATGCCTATTTCGTTATATCCGCTAGTCTTATCGGTAGCAATACGCTGACGTTCTTCTTCGCTGGAGATAGCCCCTGCACCTAATAATACTTGTCCTGCTTGAGCTTTTGCAAGGTTTGTAGCAGCCAATTCTTGAGCTGTAGGTGTGTCTAATGGCAACCAGTTAATAGTAGTTTCTAAGTTCATCTTGACTTTAAGTTGTGGCTCAACATAAGACTTAATGACTAATTGATGGTGTCTTTCAGCCAATGGGCTTAGATCGTGGGTTTGAATAGACTCTAATAGTTCATGGTAACTAGCTTCTTCGTACTCGCCTGTTGAATTAAAGCCTTTAGGAGTTGTACCAATGAGCTTAGTAGCGGGAACACCAGCAATAGCAGCCACTAACTGATACTGGGTCATAATCAAAGCATCAAAGTCCGCAAGAGAGGTATCAAACTGCTGGAACTCATCACCTTCTTTATCGCCTAGCTTAATGCCGTAGTTATCTCTAAACTGTGCCCATTGTTGTAATCGACTAATAGCTGCGTTGGTGTCCTGCATTACGGCTTCCATGTCAGTTAGCCATACAGTTGTTCTTTTGGACATAGCAAGCTGTGGAGCTTCATTAGAAGTGCGCTCTGCTGCGTACACTCTTTCCATGATCTGCTGGCTAAGAGGAATACCACCATACAGATATTGTGGTTTCAAAATATCAATAGGTTCAGCATGACGAAAAATAATTAAATGTGAGCGATGAATCTTTTTGCCGTTAATAATCCAATGAGTAGGCTCATAGAAGTGCAGGGTATCAGGCTGGCTGGCACTTGCTTGGTCTAGCATAGGAGCTGTCCAATACGGATCAACTTGCACAATGCCTTTATAGCTTCCAGCAGTTACACCATCGATATTAAATGGCTTCTCATAATATTCAGGATCGGTTGACATGACTTTAAACATGGCAATGCGAATACCAAAAATACGACCTTTGCGAATAAACTCTCGCATATTGAAATTAAGTCTAAATGCTTTGTCATAAGACTTAATAATCTTTACAGCAGCAGGGTCTAGTTCTTCACCATCTACTGACACTACGTTGTAGCCTTTACGGATTGCATCATCTCCGGGCATAGCGCAGGCTTTATTGATAAGCCAGTTCTGAGCTAAGATACCGCAGAGTTGTGCTCCGATAAACCCTTGTGAGGAATACCAAAACACAACTCCGTCTGATACGCTGTTTGTACCCGCATCATAGGTCTTGAATGCAGGGAATCCAGTACTGGAATCATCCATTGCATATTCGCCATGAAAGATAGGCTGTTGTCGTTTAATAGCAGTTAATCTATCTGCTACTGCAAAGTGTTGCTTTTCAGATGGCAGATTATCCCCTTCGTGAGTTGAAAATAGGCTTTTGCGAGCTTTTGGGGCTTCGGGTTTGACTTCAGGTTTTTTGAACCAATTAAACATATTTTCATCCAAAGAATGATCTGCGAGGAATCATTATTTCAGAAAATGCCCTAGATAGCGAGTCAATTTGGTCATCATTTGAGCCATTAGGGAACATTCTCATCTCATTGATAAGGGATTGATTCCATTCACCCCTTAACATTAACACATTACCGATATTAACTTGTGCTGCAAAAGGTTCAGCCCTTGTAATCTTATCCCCTGATTCAGGAGAGCTTTTAACTACAAAGCCTGATAGTTTTCTTGTTAAGTATAGTACCTGAGTTTTACCTGCTTGTCCGGGGTCTTGGGGAATACTTACTTTGACTTCCCGCCCATCGAGTGAAGCCGTATTAACCATTGCTGTGTCACGCTCATCGGGACCAACACGAAGTCTAACCATATCTCCAATAATAAATCGCCCATCAGGAAGCCTCCCAAGTTTACCGCCAGCAGTAAAGTCACCATCTAAAGTAGATGCTAAATCCCAACCACGACACCATTTTATATCTTCAGCAGGAATTGCATCTACTATTTTTATTTGGTCAGGCTTGAAGATACCTCCTTCTGCTGGAGCTGGTCTTTGCATATATTGACCTGAAAAGACATAAGGAGCAGCTTGTTCCATTTGACGCAAGGTAGCAATATCATGTTTCGCTTCCCATAAAGCCGTTCCATCTTCTTTAATAGCAGGAAGGCATACATGATCCCAATGCTCTCCATTGCCATTAGCAAGCAAGAACCCTGATAGATCAGATTCATGAAGTCTTTGCATAATTAGTATGATTGGAGTGTCAGGACTGTTCTTACGGCTCTCTAAAGTATTCTGAAACCAATCTATTACATTCTCTCGTATAATGTCACTACGAGCCTCATCTGCCTTGTGTGGATCATCTATGATGATTGCGCCTGCGAATTCAGGTCTATGTTTACCAGCACCATAACCAGTAATAGTACCGCCAGCACCAGCAGCATATACGATGCCACCAGCAGTTGTTCTCCATTCGTCTTTAGCTTTAGAGTTATCCATCAGCAAAGTATTAGGAAAGATGCGCTTGTATTCGTTAGTGCTAATTAACTCTCTTGTTTGCCAAGAATAGTTAGATGCCAGTCTTGAGGAGTATGAGGTATAGATGAACTCTGAATCAGGATGCTGACCCAATGTCCAAGACATAAAGTTAATAACCGCTAACTCTGTCTTTGAATAACGAGGAGGAATATTGATGATTAGTCTTTTGGTTTCTCCGTTATAGACTTTCATCAGGGCTTCACAAATAACTTCGTGATGCTCTGCTTTAATCCATTGATAGCCTTTTCGTTGTTCAAACATCCATTGGCTATACCAATAGAGGTCTTGTCTTGCTAATTTGTCAGCTACTTCTATTGTTTTTGCAGAGTATTCGTTCATCGATTCAATAAGCGAGTAGCAATATCTTCAAACTCATCTCTAGTAAGCTGGCTGTTCATTTGAGTATTGACTTGAACTGCTACTTCAGGATTCTTGCCCACTAATATATCTTTAGCTTTACTAATAGTGTCGGCTCTATGCTTGAAGTCCACTTGTTCTACACATGGAGCTTTGAAGCTATCTTGCACATTCTTTAGGGCTTGTCTGTTCAAATACTCTAACCACTTGACCTTGCTGTCCACGACTTCGTTCACAGCGTTCACGGTTCGTTCATCTAATTGGCTAAGTTCTTGTTTTGATTGAACTAAATTGTTCACGATATGAGCAGTTGATTTATCTATTCCCTTAGTGAGTTTGTTTATAGCCCCTAGACTAAGTTTATATTTCTGAGAAAGGTGTCGTTGTGTGAAGTCACCTGTCTTAAAGTCAGCAAGGATGCGCTCTTTTGTATCGTCAGGTATAGCTGGAGTTGCCATTGTGAATAAGTTTCCTTTTTGTTCACGATGATTGTAATACAATTATTTCGGAATGGTTAAGCAGACATGAGAGGATGCGATAAGTAAGGAATTTTTCTGCTTTCTGACTTACAGCTAACAATCGCCAAATCTCCATTCCCCCAAAGGGGTCAGGTTACGTTTATCCTGCGTCAGAAAAAGGAATTAACTGACCGATTTGGCATAAGAATAAACCATCAGGCAGCTTCACGCAATTCATCCGTTAATGATTGATGTTGTTTGCTCAAGTAATAGCTCTTCAGATGTTGCATATTCCCTTTCAAATCTCTTACGTCCCATTCCATGAATACCGGAATTTCCTCTGTGATGTTCAGGGCATAAGGCGATAACAGGGGCATTACTTCTCTTAGAAGTTCGTCTAATGTGATGAATTTCTGCGGGTGTGCCTTCTCCATGTCCGAGGTAGATACATAATATGCAGCCCAATCGTGCCAATTTATCATAGTGTTGTTTTTGTTCTTTAGTTGCCATTGTCTGACCACATTACGTTTCTTTCTGCTCCAAAGGATTCAATAAGAGTTTGTAAGTCAGACATTTCCTTTTTACCCATTGAGCTAGTAGATAGACCTAATACTACAAAGCCTGTTCCATCTAAATTGGGGACTACATCTTGTTTGCGCAATGCAGAAGTAAAGATATGTTTCCATTCTTCAGTAGAGAGTTTTCTTCCATACCATTCTACTTGTTTGCTTATATCAGCCAGTAAAGCCCATAAGCGACTGTTTTGCTCTAATGACCTATTAGGTGATCTTAAATCAACAAAGTAGCCTTCAGGAGCTTCCTGTATTGCTGCAATCGCATTCTTTCTTGCTAAGTCGTGTGCCAGTATAAATTGCTTACGCATTTCATTCCTTTCGTAAAGAGTGAAATACTATTATACTACCTAACTCCTAAGAACTTATGCGTTTGAATGGAAACTTTCCAGTTGTTAATTGTAGCCTCTCGGATACATAATTCAGTAGCTTTTTTGCTTTGACTTAAAGGTTGAAGCCATACATTGTGACAAGTAGTATTAAATAATATCTCTCTAATTAGATTGGCAACATCTTCTTCTTTGCCTACTGGATATTTAATCTCATCTGCTCTATCTAAGCAATTGGGTAAGATTTTAAAACCACCAGCCATGTTTAGTTTAGGACTAACTGTTACAAATACTTCAGGATTGCATTTGATTTCATGTGTTCCGCTTGTTTCAATTTGAACTGAATAGCTTTGATGTGTAAGGGCATTAGTCAATGGAATCAAATCGTATAGACAAGGTTCTCCCCCTGTCAAGACGATGTGTTGAGCATGGAAAGACTTTAACATATCTAGAATGTCAGCAACAGACATAGTTGCAGCAGATTCTTCATCTTGCACTTTTGCCAACATATTTACTATTGGAATGGTCTTGGCATTAGTTTCCCAAGTATGCTTTGTATCGCACCAATGGCAACCTACAGGACAACCTTGTAATCGAATGAATACAGATGGTGTGCCAGTAAAAGTAGCTTCACCTTGAATGGATTGGAACACTTCATTTACGGGATATGTATGATTCATAATCTTCTTTTGCTTTTTGTTTGTTTTCCCAAGGAAATACGAGCCAGTCATCATTGTCTATCTCTATGACAGAAGTAATGGCATTTTGCTTGCAAGTGTATCTACGAGCCAACACATAAGCTGGATAAGGGTATCTAAGTCTAATATTTTGTAATGTTTTACCGCTATCAGCAATGTCATCAACAAGAATAGACATTTTAGTAGGTCTATCTACAATGGGTTTACTAAACTTATGTGATAGTGCGACTGCAAGAACCATGCCGCCTCTTGGGATAGGATAAAAGCTATCACAGATAGGATTAGGAAAGCGATCAAGAGCTTCATTAAATTCTTCCCAAGTAATATATCTAATGTTCATTTTGAATAAATAGCTGAATTAGCTCCATGTTCTTTTACTTCTACTGATACTAGATGGCAACGAGGGCTAAATCCTGCGTCTTTAAGCCATTGTTCAGCACATTCATACACTAGCTCTGCAAACTTCTCACAGCCTCCTGCATCGACCTCTACAAGGTCTAAAACACCCAATAAGTGTCCTTGTCTAAAGTATTCAATATGAGGATCATCTGAAGCGACTACTAATTTATGATCAAAAGTATTTTCAAGCATTGCCTTTAATCCTTTTAATCCTCCGAAGTCAACGACCCAATTTCGAGCATCTAATTGGTCAGCTTCAAATTCAAATCTAAAAGATAAAGCATAGCCATGCACATAACGACAATGGGATTCAGCTTTCCATTGACGAAAAGCACAACTAAGCCCTAAATCATGCCCAAAAGTTTTAGTGCTACGAAATGTCATTTTATAAGCCTAAAAAATTCTGCTCTTGCATCAGAGTTTTCTCTAAAAAAGCCTCTCATTACAGAAGTAGTCATTACTGAATCATCTTCTTCAACTCCACGCATACTCATACATTCATGTTTTGATTTAATAATAATAGCAATGCCTTTTGGTTCTAAATATTTTTCCAATAAATCGGCAAGCTGAATAGTCATTTCTTCTTGAATTTGAGGGCGTCTGCATATCCATCGAGCAAGTCGAGAATACTTGCTAAGACCCAAAAGACGACTACTAGGCAATATCCCAATCCAACAATGACCAGTAATGGTAGCAAGATGATGAGAGCAAACACTTTTAACGGAAAGCGGACCAACGCAAATAATCTCATCCAAATTTTTGACATTAGGAAACTCCGTTACTGAAGGAATAGGTTGATAGCGACCAGCAAAAAGTTCTTGCAAATACATTTTTGCGAGTCTTTTTGGTGTTTCGTTGGTGTTATGGTCGTTTTCATGGTCAATTACTAGAATGTCTAAAATTTCTTTAAACTTTTGCTCAAGTTCAGGCTGAATACGAGCTAAATCACCATCCATTAAAAACTCGGAAATATTGTCATTAGCAAAAAAAGAACCACCAGCAGCTTTAATACGTTCTTTAATCTTCTTGGTTATGCTCATCATCGCCTCTGTATTCAATAATAATACTTGCTCCGCATTCCCCATCTTCGGATACTTCTACAA